CTAATTTGTCCTATTTTGTTACCTTTTAGTAGGTTACATTTTCTACAAATAGCAGCTAGGTTCTCAGGGTCATAGTCAGCACCGCCTTTACTACGCGGCCTTATATGGTCTACTTCATTAGCGTTAGGGTCTCCGCATACGTAGCAGGTGTTCATATCTCTAGCGAGTATGGATTTTCTAACGGACTTCCATTGAGTCGTGCGTAACCCGCCTGTCATTAATACCAGCCCTTAGCTCTATGGTGGGTTAGTGCAACCTTGCAGCTACCAGAATACCTATGCTCTAGATAGTTAGTAAACCAGTCTATCTGCTCTATAGGTGTAGCTGTCTTTAGGTACTCGCTTCTACCCTGTACTAATCCGTAATGGCTACCAGTCTTAGCTCTGTAATTACCATTAGATTCTAGCCTTATTATTTCTAGACAATACTGTAGCTCTTTGGGTTTAACTACTTTAATTAGGTAAGATTTCCAACTATCTAAAGGCTTTGAGTAACTACCATAATTAGAGTTTGTTACTCCGATAAGCGAGAGATATAAGATAAACGCTAGCCCCCCTCTTGATCTCCCCCCGTACCTTATCATACGGTAAAAGCACCGCTCAACATTGAGCACATCTTGGGCGTGTCGCGTATGCAAACAGCACAATAACTACGCCTGGCATAACCAAACAGCCAGACACCGCAACCGGTACACCTAGCTAGATCGCTATCGCTAATCCCCATAGCCAGCCTGTCGCATAAGCGCCACTAATTGCTCAAAGGATAACAACGCTACCCAATCCCCTATAGAAGCCTCTCCTTGCCCATTAAGGCGTAATACTGCTACCCGCAAGTCTAAGACATTAGCCCGGTCTTTTAACTGTCTCATAGTCTCACCAGGGCTAAAGTTAGTCCGGGCTTTTACTTCCCAATCTATGCCTATCGTCCCGGTTATATCGCTACCCTGGCGCCCTGCCCCTGTACTCTCTGCATATGCAAAACCATTAGCTGCTAAGTACTGGGCTACTACCACCTGAGACCTGTAGCCTCTGTGTTTACGAGCCTGAGACATTTAACCAACCTTTACTAGCTCATTTTGTGGCACCCAGTAGCTAACGTCTGTCTGGCGTGTAGCTTTTAAATACATATCGTCTTTGCAATACTCAACCGGCAGCCAGCCTCTTATCGTAAACGGGTTAGTACCAGTAACTAAGACTGCTCTATCGCTATTTCTATCGCTATCTAGAATTATAAGATGACCACCTGCATACTCAGTATGCTTTACTTCCCAATTAGGCCATATATCAGGCTCATTTTTGTAAGTATCTATAGTCAATCTAAAGTTAGGCACATTAAGCCATTTAGCGGCTGCTAATTCTGCCGCTGCACCTAAAGCGCATAGCCTTAGTAGCTCTTTAAGCTCTAAGTGCTCATTATCGTAGCTGTAGCCTTTACTATTTTCCATACGAGCTGTAGCACTTAATAGCGCGTAATCCATTTCTATTTCATTTAGCCATATCTGGACACTCATCAGAATTTATAGTCCGGTCGGCACTTAGCGCATATCCACAGACCACCGTCGCAATAATAAACCCCGCCAGCTATTGAAGTTACCTTCTCGCATTGGTCGCAGGTATCGGTCTCATCTATAACCGCGTTACCTTCTCTATCTACCTTTAGCGAGATATTGCCAGGGTAGATAATCTCCATACCCGCCATTAGTTAATCCAAACTGGGTCGCATTGTTGCGCTTTAACCTTCTCTGGACACATATAACCCTTATAGGCTTTGTTAGTTTTAGGGCTAGTACCGGTTAAATAGTTGCGCTCGCCATGTTTACATCTAGGCCGGGTTTCGGTAGCTACTGCCCCTAGTGTCTCGGTTACTGCCCCTATCGCGTCGCTAATTGTCCAAACGTCATTAGGCACCGGCTCGCCCGCAGCTACTCGATTTACTTTACTCATCTCCTCGCGGCTAGGCCTTTTACCGACTTTAGCGGCAAACCCGGCATTAGCGAGCATACGACCTATAGCCGAAGTCTCTGCGTTAGGTAGCGCAAAATTGGCGTTTACGCCCTTCTCGCTTTTAGTCTCATCTGCGTATCCTGTAGCTATTAAAGTACCGTCGTTACGGTATCCCCAGGCTTTGACTATAAAAGTAATACCGTCATTAAATACTAGGTCAGTCTCTATTTTTCCGTCTGCGTACTTAGCCCAGAATTTAACTATTCGCTCATCTACTGGCTCGTAATCGTCTAGATTAAACATTATCCCTCTATTTCTAATTGACTAAATAACATGGTTGCAATTTGATCGGCTAGACCCCAGTTATAGGCGCCTATATTTTTAGTGCCAGTAAAGCTAGTAACGTCTATGGCGCATTGACCGCAGTAATGGCGTTTAGTTACGTTAGATTTAGGGTTAAAGCTGTGAATAGTTACGGTTGCCTGAGTCTGGGCTAGCGGGTGCCAGCCCTGCTTAACCCTGCCCCACCGAGATTTACAGTAATCGCACCATACCCCCGGGTCTGCTTTAGTTATCATTTAGCACCCCGTTGGAGATATGCCGGGCTACTGCTCTACCGCGCTCGTATCCTTCTGAGCGCCCGGCGTTAAAGCCTCTCGACCAGGCTAGGACTGCAGCGATAAAAGTCAGGCCTACATAGATTAAACACATAAAAGTAAACGCTAGATTAGACAGCATTAGCTAACCCCTCGCGTACCTCGTAATTAGTAATAATGCAGTACTCGTCTAGGTGTGTGTCGTACAGGTCTCTAAAAGAGAAATTTATAGCTGTTAAATATGACTTGGCAATTATTAAAGCCAGAGCATTATCAAACCAATAAATAACGCTGTAGTTTGAGGTCTTTTGAAGGCCAGTAAATCGCCCCGCTTTTATTTGTTTATCCCAGCTCTTATTAAAAGCCATATAGGTATTACTTAAAGCGTCGAAATCTGCCTTATCCATTTGTAAAACGATATTGCTTTTCATTTTTCTCCCTAGTCCAGGGCCGGGAGATTACCCCCCAGCCCCTTTATTATGGCATAGACCTCGGACGGAGAGAAGTCTTACCTAAGGCGTGTCTATTCTTTTTTAGAGGTCAAGCTATAACCCTGGTCTTTAGGGTTAAGTAACCTAATTAGAACGGGTACTCCGCTTGCCCATAAGCCATTGAGTATTAGGTGCCAGTCCCCAGCGTTAAACTCTAGCGGGGTCTTACCTACTGAGGCCATTAGTGTAATTAGTAATAAAAGCAGCCCTCTTAAATAAGTCCCTGCCATAGCTACGCACTGTTTTTTCATTTAGCTGTATCCAATCCGAGCGCTTTTATACGCTCTATAACCTCTTTAGGGGTGAGGTTAATTTCAACGTGCATACTATCCAGCCTGTGAACGTAGTCCCCGCCCCACCGACACGCATATTTAGCCGTTAAAGCCCTGATAGTTTTGCATTGTTCAGGTGTAAAAGTGTCAGCCTTACCTAGAGGGTGAGCGTTAGCCGAAAAATCAATCGCGGTTCCGCTTGCGTGGTTTGAGAGCTTTTCAGTTTGCCCTCTTATTGGCCTAAATGCAAACCCCCAGGTATCTAAAGTCCCGGCGTCTATAGGCTCTACTAATTTATGCCAGTCTGCAGCTAGCGCGATTAGTAACGGCGCCACCTTTTCAGCCAGGCGTATTTTAATACTTGTCCCAGGTATCGGATAAGATTTAATCCCAATTTCTGCAGCGTCCTTACTAGCAGGCCAACCGTTAGAGCTCTTTAGTGGCGTCGGCATTTTCAGGGTTAATGTTTGATTTTAAGGCGTGTTCGGGATTACTGCAGTCATAGCGGAAATTATCGGTATTTAAAACCAATTCAGCGTGTCCACAATTAGGTCTAGGCGGTATAAATACATCTCTTATTGAATCGTAGACATACCCCAAGCCTGCAAAATTTGCCCTAATTCGACCATTAAAACTGGTGCGCTTTACTTCGTAAGGCGTACCTAGCGCATAATAAGTTTCGGTATCTAAACCGTCTATAGTTTCGGTTTCGTCTTTACCTGCAATTACATTAACTACTATTTGATTTTGTAAATATGCGTAATATGCCATTATGCCCAGCTTACTGTGTCGGATACGCCTGCGGCTGTGATAGTTGATACTTTAAAACCGCCTGCGCTTGTCGTTGATTGGGTAACTCCACCGCTAAAAGTAGCAGTATAAATATCCTGATATTTTAAAATTATTACACCCTTACCACCTGCGCCACCGTTAAGACTATTGAACGCACCTGAACCGCCGCCGCCTTTACCTGCCGTCCCAGCCGCGCCCGTAGCACCGCCACCGGCACTCGCCGTTCCAGTTGAAGGATACCACTGCCCCGCACCGCCACCGCCGTATGCAACAGACGAACCGGAAATAGTAATTGTTACTCCTGCACCACCGTTGCCGCCTGAAGCATACGAACCGTTACCACCTAAGCCACCCGCACCGCCGCCACCGCCACCTGCGGCAAAAGTTGCGCCGTCGGATACACCGTTACCACCATTGTAACCCTGAACGGGTGAGGCTGTTCGAGTACCGCCTGCGTCAGTTGAGGCGCCAGACGCCGGACTACCACCGCCACCGCCTGAACCGCCATTCCCCCCAGTTCGGTAAGCCCCCGTACTAGTATACCCGTTACCACCACCGCCGCCGCCTGTGCTAGTAATGGAACTGAAAACAGAATTTGAGCCGTTACATACTGAGGCCGCTTGCCCGCTAGTTGTTGAACCCGCGCCGCCTGCCCCAACCGTTACGGTGTAATTAACTCCTGTAGAGGGAGATAATGCCGTTTCTAAAGTACCTAAACCGCCTGTGTAATCAACAGTAGAGCGAAGTCCACCAGCACCACCGCCGCCTGCTCGCATATCTGTTAGATAAGTCAGACCAGTACCACCACCACCGCCCCCAGCAATAACCAAAAAATTAACTAATAATGGCGGGTTAGTTTTCGGTGATACTGCACCGGCTGAAATTGCGCCGATCATTAACTTATCGTGCCATAAATGCGCCAAGTGTTAGCAGATACCCGTAGGCATTGCGCGACTTTGTGCTGGGCGACAGTAGGGGCTGCTGATACGGTTCCAGCCGAAGTTATAGTAACACCTGCACCGGCTGCAAAAGTTAGCAACCCTGCACCCGTATTGATCACAGTAATAACGCTGCCGACTAACGCCGCAGTTAAAGTGCTATCCGGTGCAATAGTTACCGTCTTAGTACTTGCGTTACTTGTCTGAATCATTACCTGATATAGGTCGTCGTTATCAACGGTATAGGTAGCACCTGACTCAGTAGAAATCGTAAAATTTACGAGCTGATTATACATGTCGGCGCTAAAAACTGTACCGACGGTAGTTGGGAATCCTGAAGCCATTACTTTACCTTCTCTCTATTGTCAATAGGATAGTACATTTATCCCAATCTGTCCGTAATCTGCGTTTGAAATTAAAAACGCGTCAATTATAGGCTCAAGACACGTAAAGCGCGTAGTCCAATTAGATACCGTTATAGCGTGAGATACCCCGAATATCTGCAGGGTTTTATTTAGAGTCGAAGTACCAGTAGCCGCAGGTTGCGTGGACTTGACCGTAATAGTGTCGAAGTAATCTAGGCCTAAAGCTGCCGCTACCCCTGCCGTATAACTAGGGGTATTTAAATCTTTTAGGGTTATCGAGTCGCACCTTACCGAGGTATCTTTACGACTAGCGACATAGGCCAGGGCGTAATTTTTAGCCGCTGTTGTTGAGTCCATTAAAAGATCGCTCTGCTTATAGCTGTGAGTAAAGTAGGTAGCGATAGAAGTAGCGTCGCTAGCTGTCTGCGTTGCCAGTCCTGTAGCTGTAATAGAAGCGTCATTGTAAACTAAATTATCATTTAGTACCCATTTAGCAGAGCTGTACTCTATGCCGGTTCCGTCGTCTGCAAATACGGTAGGGGTCGAACCGATACTAGAGCTAGTTAAATTTCTATCCTGGAAGGTAAAATCTCCCGACGCCGAAATATAGCTAGCCCCGTACTCGCTAATTTCGACGGTCTGCAGAGCTGCTAAAGCGGTTCTATTTGTGCCAGGGTCTACTAATAGCGTCTGCTGTCCGGTGTCCACGTCGCGCATACTTGCAGGCCACCCCACCTGATTTAAAATAGCGTTAGTCCTAGCGCCGCTTAACTGTCCGGCAGGTGCAGAAGCGACGGTAGTTATATTAGCCATATTAAGGACTCTGAAGGCGTCCACGCAGTTTAACGTAGTGTAAGAGACCTCTCCTACTAGGTTAGCCTGCACATAGTCATAGGAGACGATATAGCCCGCAAATAGGGGATAGACGATATTAGTATTTGAATCGGTTGCGGTAATAATTATTTTACGGTTAGGAATAACATTAGGGTAGTAAACTGAGGCTGTGTTAGCCGGGTTCCACGCGCCCTGGGTATCTGCCACCCTGACCGAGCAGGTACCGGCTTGGAATTGATCTGCGTTAGCGCTACGGCCTCTAGTGATATTAACGGCCTGGACTGTGTCGGATATATCGGCGGTAACTGTCGCCGCGTCCGCCAGGATATTAACCCCGATAATGCCCGAGCCGATAATCATAGCCTGACCGAAGGAAGCCCCAGAGGAGAAATTTACGATTACGTTTAAGACTGGTGCGCTCACCCTGTACCGGCTCGGTTTAAGCTATTGCCGTAAGTGTTAGAGTTTTCAATAGCTCGCCAGACTGACTCGTAAAACTCGTACTGGGTGCCGATATTTATACCGCCCTGCAGATTAACCGTAACGCTAGGGGCGACTGAGGCAGCTGCACCTCTAGGGGTCATAGAGTCAATTAGATCAGGTGTATTTACTGCCATATTAGTATTTAAATTAGTATTCATTGAGACGTCGAAGCGGTCTCCCTCTGGTATAGGGGCAGTCCCGCCTTTACCAGTCTTATCAGCTAGGGGTGTACCGCCGAATAACCCGCCGGGGTAGGTAAAGGTATTAACAAAATCTGCATACTCTTTAGCTTTACTTTTATTATCTGCCAATATCTCTGCAGCGTTTTTCTTATGAACCGCTAAAATATCGTTCTGGCGTTTAATCTCTGCGTCTGCCGCTGCGGCCTGAGCTGCTTCTAAAGCGTTTAAAGCTTTTAAATCGTCAGTATTACCAGTAGTTTTTAAAGCAATTAAAGCATTAACCCGGGCTAATTCCTCAGCTGATAACTTGCCGTTTTTAGCAGCCGTTAATTGAATTAAATCCATATCGAAAATAGCTTTTAACTTATCCGCTGCCGCTGACTGCTTTTTTAATGCTAGTAATTTCTGAGCGTCTGCTATTGCTTTACCTCTAGCTTTAGCTGCCGCTGCTTCTGTAGCTCTAGGGCTTTGTCGGTTAGTACCTATATTCTCAGCTGCTACGGTAGCTTTACCTAAGTCTGATAAAAGACCAATAGCCGCCCCAATACCGCTGTATTTCATACCTAAAGCTATTATTTTACCAAAACTACTATTACTTACTTTATCTATTAAAACCGCCATACCGGTAATAGCAAAACCGATTTCGCTAGCAAATTTCTCCATAGCAGAAGCGGCGCCCTCTATACCTTTATCGTCGCCTAATCTTTTAACACCCTCGACCAAAGCGTAACCAATAGTCTCGCTAGCTTCTTTAGCCGATATCTGCAGCTTGGCTACTGAGCCGGCGTAAGTGTCTACCGCTGCGGCTGCACCGCCTTTAAATAATACGGTTAGCCGTTTTTGTATTTGTTCAAAATTTAAAGTTTTTAATTCAGTTTTACTCAATCCGACGCCCAAACGTCCTAAAGCTGTATTTTGCCCCAGGTAGGCTTTACTCAAACTTTTAGAAACCTGTTCTACGCTAAAACCTGTAGAAGCTGAGATATCTAAAGTAAGCGCTAATAATTGCTGAGCCTTACCTAAATCGTTAGTAGCTCTAATTAACTTACCAAAAGCCGGGCGTAACTGATCCTCAGAGACTCCGGTAGCCCTTTGTAAATTATCTATATAAGTGGTTACGCCGGTAGCGGCAAAGGCTAAACCTAGATTTTTTAAACTGTTGTTTAATACAGCTATAGCTTTAGACTCCTGTAAAGCGGCATTAACTGATTTTTTACCGTATGCGACAGCCGAGGCACTAAGAGCAGCGTAAGTTAATTTATGAGATAACTTCATTTTTTTAAATGATTTATCTAAACGACCGATACCGCTGATAGCTTGTTTTACGCCTTTATCACTATAGGAGATAATTACGGGAACTTTAATACCCATTATTTAGCCAACTTCCGGTTATAGGCTTCTATTGCTCTATTCATAGCGTTAGTTACTTCCTTCATAGCGTAGGCTTTATTATCGTAGACTGCCTTCCAGATAACCCGGCCTCTCCACCTGCTAGGAGAATTGCCTAACCGTTTAATAAAGTATTCGCCCTGAGTAGTATTGCCTTTAGTTAAACGTCCAGCCCACTCGTAAACCATAGCTGCGGGGTTATCATTAATTAAATTATATGCTCGCTCTGTTCTATAACCCTGGTGTTTTTGGCTCTCTATTTTTGTTCTAATACCCATACGAGCGGCTTTAGGTTGATACTGTAGCCGCGCTTGGTTCCAATTTTTACCAGGTGTAGGAGAGTAACCGTCCGGCGGGGTTAAGCCCCATTTAGTTAGAGGCGGGTCTTTAGGCATTAAACCGCGAGCTTCTAACTGTATTTTTTTCATCACTTGATAAATCTCTTTATTCATAATCTTTAATCCGTCTTTATCAAATTTCGATAATAACTTGACAGTCTCCGCTAAGCCTTCTATATCGCGCGTCTTAAGTATTTCTCTGCCTGCCACGCTTCACCGCCTTAGCTCGATCTGTTAAAACTTGTACTACTGCCGCCAACATCTCCGGCGACATATCTAGAAAATCCCGGGTAGGTATTCCCGTCTCAACTGCTAACGCGGCGACCTGATAGGTAAGCGTTTGCCTGTCGCTTACCCATTTAACGGGTCACTATCTAATACCTCTACTTCAGCTAGAGTCTTTAAAAACTCAGGCCCCCATAGTGCTACCGTTTGACCGCTGTTTTTAATAGCAATCCAAACTAAATAATAGATATCGGTCTGGCGCTCTAACGTACGAAAACAAAGATTTATCCCCATTTTTGCGTACGCTTCAAACTCTACTTCGATAGCCGGGGTAATTTTGTAGTTCTCCACTACCCCGGTTTCAAACGTAACTTTTAAACTTGCCATTTCTAGCCCCTTATCTTATTTAAGCGGTTGCAGGCCAGGCGGCTGCAGTCCGAGAAGTAACATCAAACGAGAAGTCCAACATAGCTACGCTTCCCATATCCCCATTTACTGGGGTGAAGTTATTAACAAAAACGGTACCTTTATAGACCGGGTTAGTAGCACTAGCTACACCGGCGTTAGCTGCAGAGGTTCCCGCAGGTGTACCAGGTGCGCACTCAAAGGCTGCAGAAGTACCCTCTAGGGACTGTAGGACGGCGCGAGTAGCACCGTCAGCGACAGCGTCTTGGGTGAGGTACAGGGTGCCACTCAAAACGTCAGCGTAGAGCCCAGGGAGGTATTTGTGAGCCGTATCCCCGCTCGCCGTTACCTCGAGCTGATCTCGGTTTGAGGTGAGCGTTAGTGAGCTAACTACGGCGCTCATATTGTAAGTGCCTAATTTTAAATAAGAGTTTTGTGCATAATATACGGTGCTAGACATTATCTACTTCCTTTTCTTTAGTGGCTGGCTTTTCGATTAGTGCAATAGCACCAGTTTTTAAAAGGTTAGGTAAGTCCCAGCCTTCTAAATCTTTTGCGGTAACGCTGCCGCCTAGACCTACGCCGGCTATATCGTTATCTATCATTACTTTAAAAGTATCCATTTATTAACTCCAACTCGATATAATTTCTACGCCGACTTCGGTTTGAAGTAGGTTGCCTGCAGGTGTCTCTAGTATTGCCGGGGCACTAAAACTTCCGATAGTCATAGTCAAAGCCGCTGCAGATAACTTAGCGAATATGGCTACTATAAAATCCTCTATATTTATCTGGTTACCCTGGTTATCAAGCATTGGCACCAGGCCATAAATCCGATAACGGGCTATAGGTGCTATGCCTGTCTTTTGTCCAGACTGTACGACGATAAACGGGTCATCATTAACAACTACTACGCTGTTAGCGATAGGCGCCTGAGCGATATAACTAAACACAGACCAGACCCCAGCATTAGTTAAAGCTGTAGCTAGTGTTGATCTTAGGGTAGTTATAGCCGCTGTCATTGGTCTAACCGATCATTGACGCAGGGGACATATACGGGGCAATAAGCCCTTTTACTTTTCCAATCAAAGTGCCACCGAGCGCGAACGGGTTAGCGATAAATCCGTCTATCGTTACAGTAGAAGCCCCTGGCGCCTGGCGAGCGTTCCAGATAGTGCTAGCTAAAGTGGCTGCAGCTTCTCTAATCGCCGGTACTGTCGCGTAATCCTGAGCGTGAAATTCTGCGGTAACTAAACCGTAAGGTTTGACTACGTGGACTAACTGGTCGCTAGCAGTCTTAGCGTAAGTAAAAGAATAGATAGTAGTACCGGTAATAGTTTTAGTGCCGTTAAAAGTAGCCCCGGCGCTAGAGATCACTACCGACTGGTCTTTTACTAACTCGTGCGGTACAGGCGTATAAATCGTAGCTACGTTAGACGCTAGGGCAGTAGCAGAAATAGGTACAGTATTAAACCAGAGATACTTTTTTAAAATATCCTCGCTGGCTAGGCAAACTTCTTCGACGGTTGCGTCAAGATATAAAGTTCCTATGCCTAGTAATACGCGAAGTTCAGCCATAGTGATATATGTGGCTGCCATTTGCGTATCTCCTAACTATTAAGGCCTAAAGCCTGTCGGACTAGGGACAGGCTCTAGGGTTCTAGGGGTTGTTCTTAGGTGAGATTAAAGCGACGGATACCGCCAGCTACTAAAGTCTTAGCAGCGATATATCCGTAAAGCATTGTCTCGATCTCACCTGAGCTAGGGATATTTGTAGAAAGACGCAGTACTGGGCTCTCCGCGATATACATAGAGCTAGGTACGACAATAAATGCGCTCTCGTCAATAGTAGTAGAAACCATATTAGGGTCCACAAAAAAATCTAATCCGAGCACGTTTCCGCGAAGGCTAGTAGGTACGGAACTTCCTCCACTATTGTAAGGACTTCCTGCGTTATAAATTGGTCTCCCAGTACTATCCGTCGCGCCGAGAAGTAACGACCACTGGGAAGTTCCTCCTACGTAAGCTGTAGCTACTTCGCCAGTCGCTAAGTAAGCAGCTGGGGCTTCTACAGATACAAACGAAATAATACCGGCGCTTGAAGCTGCACAGGTAGCGCCTTGAGTTCCGCCAGAAGTAGCTTCTGCTACTACGTAAGCGTCTGTAGCTTTGTTATATGCGCGCTGCATATTGTCTAACATAGCTTGAAAAAATGCGGGGTTATTAGATGAGCGCTCTAAAAGCTCAACGCTGTAGCGTTGGAGTCCGGCCATTTTTACGACAGTCGCATTAACATACGCGGACACGATACCGGTCTCGCTAGGTGCAGCTGCTTCAGCCGTTGTCGCGACGGTTCCAGAAGTGGTAATTTTTGGAATACTTACCACCATACCCTCGTTACTAAGGGTTTTGCTTCCCCCGAAGGCGTCAATAAGCGGACGAGAGCCGATAAGAGTATCGACTACTGTACCGACATATTGAACCGGGTTAAATGCTGGGTTAGTGGTAAATGAATCGTCTGCGAAGTTCATAACGTTAGCTGCTTGTGCGTCTGCAGCGCGTACGTAATCGCGTGAATCGTCATTACCTAATTGGGCTTTAATTGTGTGCTGTAGGTAAGTAGCCTTAGATTTAATCGGGCTACGGATTTCTGAATACGCCATAGCTGTAACGGCGGTTGGGCGTGAGGCTTCGACCTTAGCGGCTTCTACCTCGGGGGTTACTGGGGTAGCGTTGTCTGACACGCTGGCCTCACTCTCTGTTGGTTGGGTGTCTGGATTTTCCTCTACTAGCTCAGGCTCGGGTTCGCTAGCCGCTACCGAAGTTACAGCCGCAGAATCAAAAGCGGCCGCCTGAACTAAACTTACTTCTTGTAATCTGGCTTCCTGAATATATAAAATCCCGTCGCGTGGTTGGCTTGCGATTACTTGAACTCCAACACTCAGGCCGCTACGTAAATCCTGAGAAGCCTCGACCAAACTATCATTACCTCTAGTAGTTTCAGCGATACGAAAGCTGGCCGTAATTTCTGTGTCTGTAGTAGTAAATTGAATTGCTCGGCCTATTGGCATTTTAGCGTCATGCTCTAGAAGTAATTTTACTTTAGCTGTCTCATGAATTTTAATGCTGTTTTTTTCAAAGATTACTTTACCGGCGCTAGTATGACCGATCTCATTATCAAAGGGAACAATTTTACCGCTAATAATTCTACGGCCTTCGTCGCAGGATAATTCCTGATTAAAGTTCAGCTTCATTACTCATATCTCCGTTCGGGGTTAAGTCCTCCATAGCTTTAGCTTGATCTAAAGTTATGAGATTAAGCGCTAGCATTTTTTCTATAATTGCTAAACGTGTCATAGGGTCAGACCTTAAAAATGAATCGTCTAAATTAAATTTTACGTAATTTTGGCTATTTGTAATATCGTCCATTGAGAGCCTGCCCTCGATAGCACTAATAAACGGCCGTAGTGTCATATCCACAAACTGCTTGCGCTCGTCCATAACGTTGCTGTATGTCATTGAGTTATTCATATCTGCACTTAACATATAAGCGGGTACGTTTGTTAATCTGGCGCATTGAGTAGCTAAGAATTGAGACGCGCCCTCGTATTGCATATCTTTAGGACTAAAGCTAGTAGCGTGATATTGCAAACTCGCGGAGAGAAAAGCCGTACTACGTTGTTGCCTGGCAAGTTTCCATTGAGATAATAGACCTGTAATTTGTTCCTCTGGCAAGTCCGAACCGGCGTTAGAAATATACCCCGACGGAATTGGCGTACTAGCGCTTATGGCTGCGGCCTTTTCTAAATCTAAAGCGGCGCGAATTGTGCGCCCGCCTCTATTTAAAATACCTTCGTCTAAACCTTGAAAAGTAATTAGCGAACCGACGCCAGACATAGGGCGCACTTTGTTATCAACGGTGTAAGAACTTACTAAAGTATTATTCTCGTTTAACCTTACGGTTACTCTGTCATTAGAGACAAAAGCAAAACGCGCCGGGCGTCCGTCCAATACGTAAGTCTCGGTAACTTCTAAGTAGGCCACTCCGAAAAAAAATAAACTGTCTGCTAAATAAGTGTAGGTAACTGCCCCTGGTTGTCTGTAATCTGGTTGATCTAACCAGCGCGGATTTTCTAATTCTTGTTCTGTAGATTTACGGTAAAGGTGTAGCGGCAGGGTGCCGATAGTGCCGCAGATTAAGTTACGCGCTCTAGCTATTGACGGTACAGCCATAGCCTCAGCTCTAGTTATATAAACCGGAGATGATACGTTAAATAAAGTATTGCCGTAGGCTTCCATTACTGGCGGCGCGTATTCCGCAGATATTTTAGGAATACTGTAAACTGGGTCTGCGACAGACTCTACTAATCTGAGTGTCTGGAGTATTCCCACGTAGGGCAGTATATACCTGATTTTACTAATATGTCCGATTTAGTACGGCGTGTCTAACTTATTATTATTTGAGCTGTAGGTTGAGGCTGCGACGCATACCAGGCCACCATAGCTGCGGAAATTGCAGCGCATATCTCGCCCTGGCTTTTACGTCTAACTAACTTCCAGCCGTACTCGGTAATTTTAGTAGCACACGCATTTACCGCCTCGGTTAATACTGGGTCTCCATTATGGACAATCTGCCGGTGAGTCATAAGCTGAGCGAGCCGGTTACTAGCGTCATTTTGAACCCGCCCCGATACGTCTAGTAATTGAGTACCGCTAGATTTTAAATAATCCATTACGTTTTGACTTACCCATTTATCATACATAAGTACCCGGGGTTTAAACTTTAAAATATGGGCGTTAATATCGCTAGCTAACTGTCTGTCGTCCAGGGCTGTAGCAGACTCAAAGACCTGTAATACTTTTACCTTTACTCTTAGATCATCTATTTTTTGACCAGCTACTAAAACCCCGTATTTATGCGTATAGCTCTTATCAAAGGCGAAGTAAGTAGCCGCCCCGGGCGTTACGTCTGAGTCTTTATCTAGGCAGGCGTCCCAGGCGCCAGGCTCAAACGGGCTAGCCAGGTTATCCACAAACTGACAAAGTACCTCTACCCGAAAAGTCATAGGGTCGCTGGTAGCTAGTGAGTGCCGCAGAATCTCCTCGGTCATAGTGTGCGATAAGGCCGGGACTGCTTCTATCCAGCCTTTAATGTCGTCTATCGCGCGGCTCGGGTGAGCTGACCACTCTAGCCAGCCCAGGCTAGGTGAGACGTTAGCTATAGCTTTGTCTCGTAAATCGTTTAGGACTTTAGAGGACTTATCTCCTGCGTTACTGACACAAAATAGCTGAGCCGAAGGACGTGCGTTCATAGTAAAACTGACCGCCTCAATAGCCTCGGGTGTAATCGTGCGCAGCTCGTCCAGGAATACAAAATCCGCAGTAAGGCCGCGCGAGCCGTTAGCGGTTGCAGCTACGACGATAATCCGGGCGCCATTTTTAAATCTTATTTCCTGCTTACCGTTAGTTAAGTAGTAGCGCTGGTAAAGACCCATTAAGGACGGGTTATTTATTATTATGTCGTTGATCTGGTATAAGGTCATTTCGGCCTGTTGAGCATTGACCGACATTAAAATAGTTAGCTTCTCATTGAATAAGTAGATTCCCGCAAGTATGCGAATTTTGGCTAGCTCGGTCTTACCTACCTGGCGACTACAGACAATACCCAGGGTACGGCGCGTCCATTTACCGTTAGTGGTCTGTAGTAATTCTTTTAAAGCTGTGATCTGCCAGGGCATTAGCTTTATACCGATACTCTCGGCAAAAGCTAGCGCCTGGTCTGACCGCTCGCTATCCCCAGCGACGGGCAACGCTCTTAACCTGGGTGTAGGGCTGCCTACGAGCTGACCCCCACCGGGCTTTAACATTTGTCCAACAGTTTTCAAAATGTCCGTATTGTTATTATTTAAACCTATATCAAAATCGGGCGAAATCGGGACAATCTCGGATAAATCAGAGTTTGC